ACGGAAATTAGACCGCATTATGGATATACTTCTTGAGGTAAAGGGGGAAATCGGAAATGGATAGAGAAACCTTGAACAAGCGAATTTCAGCAGGAAATTTCGTTGAAAATAACGGCTCGGTTCTGAGAACTGTGAACATTCTGAAAACAAAATACAACAAGCTGAAAAATATACAGTATGCACTTTCGCATATCGAAAAGACCGACATCGAGAACAGTATAAATTATCTTTACGAGGCAGGATATTTAAATCTCAGGAATACCGAAAGCAAAAAGCCGACCAGTCTTGCGGATACTGATTTTGACATGCTCGAAGGCAAACTGACTGCAAAAGGTATTCAGCTTCTTGCCGGAGTAATTACCGATGAATGTGTAGAGGTATAGTTTCATGGGAAAAAACCGTAAGCACTCAATTATTGACGGACTTCCTGCGGACATCAGGGACGCTGTTGATGAAATGATAAAATCAGATTTTACATATCATGAAATCGTCGATTACATCAAAAAGAATGGTGTTGAAATTTCAACGTCAAGCGTCCAGAGGTATGCGGCAAATCTGAACGCAACATTACAGTCACTCCGGCTTGCACAGGAAAATTTCCGTGCGGTCATGGAGGAGACTGAAAAATACAAGAATCTTGATGTTACCGACGGAATACTTAGACTTCTTAGCAATCAGATTTTCCAGTCGATAAATAACTTTTCAGAAGAACAGCTTCAGGAAATTGACTTTGATACGCTTACAAAAAATGCCGTCGCTCTGACACGTGCAATTGCCTACAAGAAAAAAATTGACATCGACAGCAGAGACGCTCTTGAAAACGGTGCGGAACAGTTTCAGGGGTACATATTTGAAGCGATGTCAAGGGAACGTCCGGAACTCTACAGAGAACTTAAAAAATTCATCAAGTCCAGACAGGAGAAAAAATCATGAAAATGTATGTGCTTCATGTAAGATCAGGTTATGAAATATCTGCATACCGGCAACTGAAAGAACGTGGATTTGACGCAGTTTTACCGGTTAAACAGGAATTTATACGCATCAAAGGGAAATGGGAAATCCGTGAAAAAATTATTTTTACGCAGTATCTTTTTGTGATGTGCGATCTGACTGATAAGAAGAATTACTATGAAATTCGGAAAGCTGACGGCGTTATAAGATTTCTCGGAAACGAAAACGGAAAAATTTTTGAACCGGTTCGACCTTACGAACAGGAATACATTATGAGGCTCTGGAATGACGGCAAGCCGGTTGAACCTTCAAAAATTTACGTCACTTCAAACGGCGACAAGATGATAATGTCGGGAATTCTCAGAGACTATTCCGGAAGTGAAATTGAGTATAATATCCGTCAAAGAAAAGCAAAAGTTTCTACAACAATTGCCGGAAAACAGTACAGAATTTCACTTCCGATAACTTTGATATAAATCGCCGGACTATCGAGACAGGGTTGATTCGCTCCCCTGCGGACTGGTTCGGAGGCATACTCAGGAACGGATTTTTAAACGATTAAAGCTCCGAATGGCGGAGCTTGCCCGAAGAAACTGTTTAACATCTGTTTAAATTTGCCCGGAATCGTTTAAAAATTTTTGAACGTTAAATTATACCAGAAAATTTAAAACGTCACACAAAGGCTTTTACGAGCCTTATTTTTTATGCAGCAGGGAGATGATTTCATGAAGAATATCAGAAACAAAAATATTGACGCTCTCGCCGAGGGAATTTCCAGATATGAGAACAGTAAAAAATCGGTGAAAACATCGGATTACAGCGATTTGAACACTTTTATAAAGGACTATTTAAATACTTCCGAGCCTAAACAGCGCAGGAAAATTTCTGATGAATTCCGGAAACGTCACCTTGAACTTTATGAATTTCTGAAATCAAATCAGGATTTAATTTCCGCCGAAACTGAAATATCAAAAATCATAGCGACCGCAATTTCCGGCGACACGTCAAATTCGGACGACAAACAGCTTACCAATCTTTTTGAAATCATCGGGGAGGGGCTGAAATGATTTATACGGAATTGTCCCCGAAACAACTCAAAGCTATGCTCTGGTGGGCGTTGGAGGATACGAAAAATTATGACGCTATAGTCTGCGACGGATCGGTACGTTCCGGAAAAACCATGTCAATGACGGTCGGATTCGTTCTTTGGAGCATGAAAAACTTCAACGGTGAGAACTTTGCATTCTGCGGAAAAACCATTGATTCTCTGAAACGAAATGTTATTACACCTATGCAGAAATGGCTTGAAGGTATCGCTAAAATCAAGTTTAATCTGAGTAAAAATTACGCCGATATAACGATGTGCGGACATCAGAACCGCTGCTATATGTTCGGTGGAAAAGACGAATCGTCGTATCAGTTGATTCAGGGAATCACGCTTGCCGGAGTTATTTTTGATGAAGTAGCACTTATGCCCCGTTCATTCGTGGAACAGGCTCTCGCAAGATGTTCCGTCAAGGGGTCAAAGTTCTGGTTCAACTGCAATCCTGACAGCTCGGAACACTGGTTCTTCAAGGAGTGGATTGACGAAAATTCGGATAAAAACCGTCTTCATCTGCACTTCACAATGAACGACAATTTTTCTCTTGCTGATGAAATCAAACAGCGTTACGAAAAAATGTACTCCGGAGTTTTTTACGACCGCTACATCAAGGGTTTATGGGTTCTTGCCGAAGGTCTGGTCTATCCGATGTTCGACAAAAACCGTCATATACTTGAAAATTACACTCCGTCGCCCGACGCACTTTTCTATATTTCGTGTGATTACGGAACAGTTAATCCTACATCTTGTGGATTATGGGCGTTGGAATCCGATAAAGCTGTGCGTATCAGGGAGTATTATTACGATTCCAGACGTGAGAAAAAATCACGAACAGATGAGGAACATTATCAGGAAATTGAAAAGCTCGCTGACGGTTTCAATATTCAGTACATCATTGTTGACCCGTCCGCCGCAAGTTTTATTGAGTGCATAAAACGTCACGGAAAATTCAGAGTCCGTCACGCTGATAACGCCGTTATTGACGGTATACGGCGAACTTCCACGCTTATTGAAAACGATAATATTTTCATATGCGAAAACTGTAAGGACATAATTCGGGAATTTTCGCTCTATTGCTGGGACAGCGAAAAAAATCACGAAAAAGATACAGTTATCAAGGAAAATGACCACGCTATGGACGATATGCGTTACTTCGTTAACGGCGTGATGCAGAGGTTTCTTAAGGAATCTGCAAGGAAAGGAGACTTAAAATGATTAATTCTGACATGGTTTCATCGGCGTTGGGAGTGCCGGTTATAAAGAGTCCGGAAATGGAAATCGCTGTCCGTGACTGGAATGACCTTTACAGAAACACAGCTTCATGGAATGACAACAGAATCATAAGTCTTTGCCTTGCATCAGCGATTTCAAAGGAATTTTCAAGGCTTATTCTTTCGGAAAGTGAAATCGGTGCGGACGGTGATATTTACGTTTCAAAGCAGTTCAAAAATATCAGTTCAAAGCTTCCCCTCATTGCGGAACAGGCTTGTGCATTGGGCGGAATTATCGTAAAACCGTATCTTTCAAACGGTCGGATATATGTTGACGCAGTTTCTCCGCAAAGCTTTTTTCCAGTCGATTTCTCCGAAGATACCATTACTTCCGCCGTATTCCCCGAACAGCTTGTCATTGGAAAATACTGTTATACCCGTCTTGAATATCATCAATTTGTACCGTTAAAACAACGGCATATCGTTAAAAATAGATGTTTCAGGAGCAGTTCAAAGGATTCTTTAGGCTCGCCGTGTACGCTTTCGGAAGTTCCGCAATGGGAAGGCTTGAAGGAATCTACTGCACTTGAAAATGTTGATAAACCGCTGTTTTCGTATTTCAGAACTCCATTTGCAAACACAATCGACCCTGAAAATCCACTTGGAGTTTCAGTTTTTGAAAATTCCTGCGATTTGTTCCGTCAAGCTGATTCGCATTGGGAACGCATAATCTGGGAGTTTGAAAGTTCGGAACGTGCGATCGACGCTACAGAAGATATTTTCCGTTTCAATCAGAATGGTAAGCCGATACTTCCAAAAGGTCGTGAGAGAATGTTCCGAACTTACGATATTCAGACGACCGGAACACCATTTATAGAAACGTTTTCGCCGGAAATCCGTGATGTTTCGCTTTTCAACGGTCTCAACAGAATTTTTCAGCGTATCGAATTTAACTGCGGTCTTGCATATGGAACGCTTTCCGACTTGTCGACGATCGAAAAGACTGCCGAAGAATTGAAAACGTCCAAACAGCGTAGTTTTACAACAGTTTCGGCTATTCAGAAAAGTTTTGAATACTCGCTTGAAAATCTGCTGTATATTTACAATTTCTATGCAAAATATTTTAATCTTTCAAAATCTGATGCAACACTTGTCTGCACTTGGGGCGATTCGGTTCTTGAAGATACTGAAAAGGAATTTCAGAGGCGTTTGCAGATGGTAAGTGCAGGGATTTTGTCGAAAGAAAAATTTATTGCGTGGTACTTTCACTGCGATGAGAAGCAAGCTTCTGAATATCTTCCGCAGTCCGAAAATCTTTTCGGAGGGTAAACAATGCTTACTCCCGATTATTATGAATCCTGCGTTGATGATATTCTGAAACTTTATGCACAGCTTGAAGACGACATAATTTCTGATATTATCCGCCGAATTATGAAAACCAGAATTGTTACAGAATCGGCGAAACATCAGGCGGAAATGCTTCGGAATGCCAGATTGCTTTATGATGAAATATTATCTGAAATTGCAAAGCATACCGATTCGACTTCGCAGCATGTAAAAGCTTTGTTTCTTGATGCGGGTGTG